CAACTCCCACTATCGGAACTAATGCACCCATATCACTTAAAGCTTTTACTATTCCAACAGCAGCATTTACAAATGGCATCATACCATCAACAACCGAAAGTACAGCAGGACCCAAATCATTTACTAATGACGCACCTAAAGATTTTATTTTATTAGTTAATTCTGATACTGCTGATATACCTTCCTTACCTAATAAATCCTCAAAATTACCACTAGCTAACGCACCACTTAAAGATAGTTTATCACTCTGTCCAACTAGTTTAGACATCTCTGTTACTGAAACACCTATTGAATCAGCAAGAGCTTTTCTTTGTATTAAATTTAATTTATTAAATTCTTCCTCAGAACCAACTTGCTTTACAACTTCTGTCATAGCACCAGCAATATCATTATTAAGAGCAGCTTCTCTTGCCTTCTGAAGATTAAGTTGCCTTCCTATTAATACTGATGCTTCTACTTCTTTAGTTATTGAGCTTTCAAAGTCTAACAACCCTTCTGCTATTTTAGCAGTTGTATCAAGGTTTAAACCAAGTTTTCTAGCTTGAATTGCTGCTTCAAATATATTGTCCCCACCATCCTTTGTAAATAAAGCAATTGTTTCAGCTGAACCAGCTATATCCCTAAGAACAGCAGACGGAGCAACTCCGTTTTGTCTAGCTAGTTGAAAAGCTCCTTCGGCAAGTGATTCGGCTTGTTCCGCCGATAGATTTGCTGTTTGAGTTAATGTTCCAAATAGGTTAGCACTTTCATCAGCAGATAATCCTAAAGCTTTACTTGTATCAAATACTTTACCTGATAATTTACTAGCATCTTCTAAAGACATCCCAAAGTTTGATGCTAAATTACTTGTTATAGCAGCAACATCTCCTATACCACCGCCAAGTTTTATTGCTTCTATTTGTGAATCTAATAAATTATCAGTTACACCCTTTCCAAGAACATTTAAACTTCCAAACTGCTGACCAATAGTATCTAATGTTTCTCCAAACTTTTTAGCTATAGCCACAGAAGCACCAATAATAGCACTAACCGAAAGAGCAGCTTTTATCCCTTCGGTAACATCTTTTATTTTCTTTTCTACATTTAATTGTAGAAGACGAGCTTTAGAACTAGCAAGAGTTGTTTGGTGAATTTCTTTTTTAATTCTTTTATCACCAGCATTAGATTTTGCTATTTTTGCCTGAGAATTAGCTATGTCTTGTTGAGCATTTGCTATCTTACTATCTAAATCTAAATTTTCTTTTTCTTCACTATTTATCCTTTGTAATATTTTAGCTCTATCCTGTACTGCTTCGTTTAATTTACCTTGAGCTTTTAAATTGGATTGTAATAGAGTTCCTAACTGTTTAGTTAAACCAATTTCAGATGCCATGGCTTCATTAGCTATTTTTCTAGCTTGTGCTTTTTTGATTGGATCTTCAGCCACTATTATACCTTATACTTTTTTACTTTGATTGGTTTTGCTTTAGGATTTGTCTTTTTTAACTCAGCGTTTGCTAGTCTCTCAAATTCAGATAAAGCACTATTTAAATCACCTACTGCTTTATTGAATTTAGAACTTCTTTTTAAGACAGGCTTTGTTATTAACTTTTTGATTATAGAATCAATCAACCCTTCTTTTAATATATTTTTATCGCTCATATAAGACATATTACATTTCCTCTGATATAGTAATAAATATAAAGAAAAGAGTTATTTAGGGGAAAATCTACGAGGAATTGTTGATTGTTGTTTTGGTTGAGCAGCATCCACCTGTTCCTTTTCTTTCTTTTTTAAATCCATAAATTCTCGGAGATAAAAGTTCTTTAAATGAACAGGCATATCATATACATCACCAAATGAAAAACCAGGTGTTCCGTAGATAAAATAAAAAATAGACTGGTGTATGTCTAGTTTATTTTTAGGAGTTAGGCCAAAAAAACCCAACAGTAAGCGGAATTGACACGCTAACTGTTTCACCCCCTATTTCTATTTCTGATGTCAAATCAATATCAGGAGAAATACTTTGTATGTAATTTCTCAATGCTACAGAATCACGAGCTAGCATATTCTGTGAAAATGAATTTATTGTTTCTGGTTTATTATCACCATCTACCTCTGTAATAGTATATCTCAATCTAGTTGTAATATCACTTGAGTATCCAAACTTAGCAGATTGTTTCAAATCCTTTTCTATTAGAACTTCTTCTGCACCAGTTAATAATCTAAACTTAATTTTATTCTTACCTATCTCGGTAGTGTAATCAAATGAGTTATCTGTATAATCAACACCATCAGGTAAAGCTTTAAAGGGACAAGTAGTAAGGTCAAATGTGTGTTCTACTTTTTGTTCAAGATTATTTGGGTTTGTTACCTCAGCAGTATATTCAGGACCATATGCAAGGATACGAGAAGCAACCAATACAGCATTTTTATCTCCTAATACCAAACTGGCTTGATTTACACCCTTTGTAACAATCAAACTATCTAGTAGTTTATCAATAACCACACCTTTCTTAATAAGGTTTTCAGACATAAGGATGTCTTCTTCTTTTGTGGTCATATATTTTAATTCAATTTTACCTTCAGCAAGTGGTGAGTCTTTTGGATATACTTTTCCACCAGATGGTAAATCAATAACTTCCGTAGGGAACTTATGTTCTGACATTTATAACTCCTTGTTGTATATTTTACAACTTTTCTTTAGAATTCAAGTATAGCGTAATCGTATCTTAATGTTAGTGTTATTTCAACAGGTTCTGAAGAACTAAAGTCTAAGTCACCAAAACTAGCGTCTTGAATCATAGTTCCATAAAGTGTCCATTTTTCAACAATATCACCGACAGGTCCTAATACATTAAAAGTAACATTTTTCTTGTAAAAATCTTGATACCCATCACGACCAGTAGCAGATTCATGATGAAGTCTAACCCACTCAATAACAGCAGAAGCAGCAGATGGTACAATCGGGTCATACATTGTAACCTGTAATGTCTGCCATCTTCCTTTACCCTTAACATACTTTGTTATATTCATATGTTCTAAAGCAACCTCATCAAAAGTTATTTGAGGTCTTTGTGCTGTTTTTATAGTAAAGGCAGGTATACCACCAATTTCCATGATAAACCGATTTTTTAACTTCGGTTCATATGGTGTATAAAATATCTTATTTGCTTCTAAAAGTTCGGCCATTATTTATCTCCTATAATAATAAATATCACTTTCCCAAAAATCTATTCAGGAAAAGCAGCTCCGGTTGGTTGTACTACAAAGTCTAATACGATAAATTCAGCAGTTTTTGTAGGTTGAATAAATATCTGACCTATTAACTGATTTCTATCGATAGTTTCTGGTGTATTGTTTGAATCATCCATTACAACACGGAAAGCATTCAATCCACTATTAGCTTGAACTTGTTCCATATAAGGATTAACAACATTTAAAAACTGATTTCTTAAATCACTTGTATTCTGTTCAAAGAGTAAACCTCTTGAAGAACTTGCAACAAATGTTTTTAAGTTAATTAACAATCTTCTTACATTTACTCGGTCAAGAGCAGAAGCTTTCTTCTGTGTTGTTTTCTGCCCAAAAACAGTAACACCTTGTCCAGGAAATGTAGCAATCGGATTAACATTTGATTCATAAAGGTCATCACGATTAGCTTGAGTTAATTTTTTATATGCCTGAACAGCACTATCAATTCCACCTCTGTTTAAACCAGCAGGAGCAAACCAAGGTTGTCCAACTACATCGTTAAAATGATATACCCCAGCAATCACGGTTGATGGTGGAACATATCTATAGTTACCAGTAGTAGCATCTATTATCTGAACCCAAGGATAGTAAGCAGCACAGTAACTTGAGTTACGAACTTCTGTATTTGTTTTAGCAGTAGCTACATTATCTGTTAAGTTAGTGTTATCATATACTAAGAAACAATCACCTCTATCTTCACATAATTGAATGGCTTGGTTTATAACAGCACTATGGTCTGTCTGTTGGTCAACAATACCAGGTATTACTAATAGATTAAAACTATATTGGTCTTTATTAGATAATAAACTTAGAGCAGTAGCATATCCACCACTTCCTATGGTAGTATTACTTACTGATAAATCAACACCTTGTGATTGAGTACCACTTATTTTATCATAAAAATTAAATGGATGTTCTACTTCAGCACTTCCTAAATCACCAGCAGTTTGACTTGTATCAGTTGCGGATATTGGATATCCAGTCTTCCATCCAAAAGCACCACCATAACTACCACTACCGACCGGAGGTAAATAAGTTGTTTCAACTCCAGCATAAGGTTTGTTTACATCACCATTAGTATTTAAATATCCAGGAGTTTTTCTACCATCAGGTAAACTACTTACTCTTACATAGTTAGACTTATTTGGAAATTCACCTACTGGCTGTAAATAAGCAACTCCATCTTCTGTAGCAATTGTATTTGTTTGATTTCCTACTCTTTTTAAAATATAATCAGATGACTCTGGATCTAATGATAAATTAGCATGTGTTTCTAAAATTTGTTTTTTCTTTATGGTATCATTACCTTGTCTAAGTAAAAGGGTAAATGTACCTTTAGCAGTATTATGATTTGATACTTCCCAACGAAAGTTATCAGCACGACCACCAAATGATCCAGTACCAAAATGGTCGTTTGTTATACCATCTACTTGTGGTGTTAATAATTCATCAGTTCCTAACTCGGAACCAGTTGCTACAAAGCTATTAAACTGAGGACCATCTCCTAAAGCTTCAAGAGTGAATATGGTGTCTGATGATCCGGTAGGACCAACAGTTAAATCGACATTAGCAGTAGCACGAGAAGTATCAGTACCAGCTACTCTTACAATAGTAACTGGACCACCTTGTCTTAAATATTCTTTAGCAGTATGGGAAGTTAAAAACTGATAGTTATCACTACCACTCTGTATCAACTCTCCAAACAATCTAACATATTCACCATATGAATTAACTATGGTTGGTTCAAGAACAGGACCCTTTACAGTAGGACCAACAATAGCAGCTCCAACTGGACCGGCTGCCGCGGGTAAAAACGATTGGTCTATTTCATTTGTAAATACACCTGGTGATACAATTTTTTCAGCCATTTAATTTCTCCGAAACTTTTAGGAATGATTTAAATATAATTATTCATATATAAATATTACCTATTTTCTCAAAAGATAAAAAAAGGATTTATAATTGTAGTTTTTTTTACTTTGTGGGTTCTACTTCTACGGTTGGTGTGAATACACCTGTTTGAGGATCTAACTGACCAGGACCATACTTCTTAGTAATAGACTCTAGTTGTGTTTGTTCTTCTTTTTTAAGACCTTCCAATTCCTCATGAAGTTTAAACTCTTCTTCTTCAACTGATTCGTTTTGTTTTTCTAAGTTGATTTTAGCAATAGCCAACTGACCAAATCTGTTTGTTATAGCAGCAGATTTGTTTTGTAGTTCAGCTAATGATGTTAGTTCTTCTTCTGTAAATTTAATTTCGGACATTTAAAACCTCTTGTTTAGTTTGTTATAACAATTTATATATATAATTATATAAGTTTTTCGGAAAACGATACTTTTTTTGGTTTGTATCCTCGTTGTAGTTCACAGCAGTTTTACCTAAGATGTTATCGGTAAACTCTGGCATTACATATCCCTTAATAGTCATAGTAAATTCGTTCTTAATCATTCTTTCACCTTGTGATTCCATTTCTATTTCATTTGATATATCACCATCAAGTGATGAAAGAAAACGATAAGATGTTGGAACACCAAAGTAAGTTTCTAAGTGTTCTAACCAAACTGAATTTAAGTCGTTCATTTGCTCTATATAAGATGTCATCATAACTATACTATAGCTACAAGTTACAAAGTCTGGCATACCAGTCTTAACAAACTCTTGAACCGGTTGTTGACCTGTTAATATTGAGAACCTATCATACCTATTATTTTTACTCCACCCATTACTTGAACGGATTACAGATATAAATTTACCTTGTAAGTCATTATCAAATGACATAGGCATATTATCATCAAATCCAACCGATGTTCTTTTTATTACCATAACAGGTAATATTATTGTTCCGTTTTTATCTCGTAAAGCACCTCTTGCTTTAACAGACTTCCACCTTTCTTCATTACCATAAAGAACAGGAACAGAGATAACTTCATTTTGCTCCCTTACCTTTGGTTTCATAATATTTCGGATATGTTTGATAACTGCTGTATCTATTTCTTTTAAACCAATAGAGAATCCCTTACCAGCATTTTGACCACCAGGTTTCTTGATGACAACCTTAGAGTTTCCTTTCTCACTCCTTATACTAGTTTGTGATTCTCGATTAACATTAGATACATTTGGAGCATCTTTATTTGTTATTGGTTTAATTGCCACGGCGTAGTTT